CCGCGGCACCCGTGATCGCGCCGGCGCCGGCGCCGTGCACCCAGCTGCTGCCGTCATGGACATGGAACCGTGGTGTTCCGCTCCCCGACCAGGTGATCACGACCAGATACCAGACTGAGGTGCTGCCCAAGACGAGGCTGCCGGAGTTCGTGACGCCGACGGTCAACCGGTTGCCTGTGTCGATCCCGCCGCCGATCCGGCCGCTAGCGAGGTTCGATGATCTGATCGTGGTCAGGGTGTGTGTTGCCCCGACGGCGTTGCGTTTCAGGAGGGTGGCCATCGTGACCGCCCCGAACGTGTACCCGCTGAACGGGGCGATCCCGAACTCAACAACGTCGTCGACCCCATCGAACCGGTACGCCATCAGGGACCAGCCCCGTTCACCAATACGGTCAGCTCGCCACCGGTACCTGCGGGGCCAGCCGGGCCGGTCGCACCAGCCGGGCCGGTCGCCCCGGTTGCGCCGGTGTCGCCCTTCGGCCCTTGCGGCCCTGTCGCCCCTGTCGCGCCAGGAGCTCCCGTTGCGCCTGTTGGCCCGGCGGGGCCTGCCGGTCCTGGGGGGCCTCCGGACGGTCCTGCGGGGCCGGCTGGCCCTTCCGGTCCAGGTGGTCCTTCGGGGCCGGCTGGGCCGGCGCCGCCGCCACCGTCAACCCGGATGACGCCGGCGCCCTCGTCGGTGACTGTGAGCCCGTCACCCCATTTCACCTTGCTGAACTTGGTGGCGGTCATGTGATCTTCAGGGTGCCGCCGTCGTTCCAGACCCGGTTGGTGCCGCCCGGGTTCGTGGTCGGCAGCCCCATGATCCGCAGGAAGGTGCCGACGATCAGGAGCAGCTCGGCGCCGCTGACGATGCTGGTCTCGTCGTTGCTTGAGAGCTGCGCGACACCGATGTTGCTGCCGGGGAGTGCACCCGTCAGCGTCAACGACGCATGCGAGCCGCTCGACTGCAAGTAGACGCTGCCGCCGTCCGGCCAGCCGCCAGTCGTGAAATAGATCGGGGCGCCACCCAACGCTTTGATGTCGATACCGTTGACGCCTGTGGGGCCACCCTCACCGGTCGTTTCAAACGCGAGCCACTCGCCGCTTTGCGGGTGGGTGTCGAACTTGATTCCGTCACCGCCACCGCCACCGCCGCTGTCGCCAACGTCCTCGTAGACGACGGTGAGCGGGTCAGCGCCACCGTGTTCGTGGTCGCGGCCGTGCATCCTGGGGCGGTTGCTACCAGCCATCTAGGCGGGCCAGGGGTTGACGTCGTAGTAGGCACGGGGTGAAAGGTCGAGCCGGAGGGTGACGTCGTCGTAGTCGGGGGTGAGGGGCCGGGTTTCTTCGTGGATGCCTTCGACGAAGTACCAGACCGTGTCGAAACCACCGGTGGCCGTGGACACGTGGACGTCAATGCTATGGCCGATGTCGACGGAGCAGAGGAACTGCCACAACGCTGGTGCCCGCGGGTCGGTGGGCGGTAGGGAGCGGAAGGTGATGCTGGTGATCCGGTCGTGCGGCTGGCTGTAGTTGGCGCAATACCACTGGGCGAACCGGCGTGTTTCGACGAGGTGGTTGGCGCCGTCGATCATCGAGTTCAGGGTCAGCAGGTTGTCGGCGGACCAGGACCGGATCCCGTAGACGGCGATAGAAGCGGTGTCGGTGACGAGCTGCCCGATCACCGCGTTGTCTGGGATCCCGACCGGGCTTGCACTGGCGCTGTTGATGATCCTGCTGAGGCTGCGGCTGAACGAGAGCCCCCGCACCTGAACACTGTCCACCGGCGAATCGGGGATCGCGTCGCCGTCCGCTACCCGCCACTGCCGGTAATCCCATTTTTCCCAGCCGATGTCGCTGACGACCCCGTCCGGGTCGAAACGGGAACGGCGGTCCTGGAACACCAAACGTCCGGCCCGGTCGACGTAGGTGTTCGAGCCCGGCATCTCCGCGTCCGCGGCTTCCTGCACGGCGGCCAGAGCGTTTTCGCCGGCGCTGTAAACGCTGTCATGCAACCGAACGGCACCGGGCATGATCACCCGCAGCCGTTCCGGCAACCCGATGTCGTCGAGGATGCCGGTGATCCGGTCATGCACCGTGCCGGCGTAATAGATCACCTGCCCCTCGGAGTCTTCCGGTGGGTCGTGGCCGAACTCGCCCGGATGCATCTCCGCCGCGGAGAGGATCTCGAACAGGTCGACCAGGCCGATCGTGAGCCGGTTCAGTTGCTGGGAGGGGTCGACCTCATAGCTGAGGTCTTCGATGTAGCCGCGGTAGCGGCTGACCCAGACATCATGAACAGGGCTGCGTAACCCGATCTGGGCCGGCCGCAACGGCAGGATCTTCCCGTAGAAGGGGCCGGCGGGGTTGGTGGGGTCGAGGATCCCGTCGGGGTCGGTGATGGTGACGGTGGCGCGGCCGGTGTCGGTGCGGTCCTGCTCGTAGGCGCGGCCCCGGTCGATCGTGTATGACGTGACCAGGTTCGGGTACACGTCGAGCGACACCCAGACGGGGTCGGGCTCCAACGTTGGGCTGTCGAACGCGATCGCGAACCGGCAGACCGGTTCGATCATCGGTGGCGACACCGTCACCGTCAACGCGGCGGTGTCGCTGATGGTGGGGTTGACGGTGCCGGTGACGGTGACAGTGCCGGGGCTGACACCGATCGCCAGCCCGGGGTTCGTGAACGACTGCTGATGCCGGAACTCCGCTATCAGCGGGTTCGACGAGACCCAGTCGACAGCGGTTGAGATGTCAGCGCTGGAGCCGTCGTCGTAATGACCGGTCCCGACGAACCGGACGGTGCCCTCGTCGGTCATCGTGGCCGGATCAGGTGTGATCGTCAGCCCGGTCAGGACGACCGCCATTTAGCGGCCCCGACGGGTTTGCGGCCTTGTTGTCGCCCGCTTCGCCAAAGCCTGCTCGAGGCTGCGGACGTTCTGGACGCCGTGGAGGTGGAGGCCGCCGGCGATGTTGATTGTGCCGCGGGCCCCCGACAAAACCTCGATGTCGCGTTTCGCCATCTGCGGGTATGCGCGAGCGAGGAAGTTGACGACCTGGGCGCTGGTCATCCCGCCCTGGAGCATCGTTCGTGCCTGCCCCCGGATCTGCCCGGCCTGCCCCTGCGTCGGGGCGGCCTTCCCCTGAAACTCTTTCATCGGGTCGTTGACCAATCCAAGGTTGGCGGCCAGATCGTAGGCGGCGCCACCGACATCGCGGAGCTTGTCGTCCAACCCGGTCGCACTCAGGAACATCGAGGTGAGCTCGTAGGCGGCGAGGCCGGCACCCGCGACGAGCCCGGCTTTGCCGAGCAGCTTCGCGTTCAGCTTCCCCGTCTCACCCGCCAATTGGCCCATGCCGACGGTGAGGTCGGCGATGGCGCGGGAGGTGTCGCCACCGACCCCGAAATGCTTCAACACGGTTTCGGCGGCGTCGTCGACATACTGGCCGAACCCCAACGCACTCAGGCCGGCGGCGGCGAACATCCCTTTCCGGCGGATGCTCGTACCGAGCCGGGTTGACTGCGCCGCGAACCCTTCCGCCTGCCTGCCCGCACGTCCGAACGCGCGTTGCAACCCGCGGGTGTCGCCGGTGACCTCGACGATGATCCGGTTCGACATCTTTCAGCCCCCGTGGTTGAACCGTTGCACGTTGCGGTTGATCACTTTCTGCACCCGCCGTTTCACGAGCTGCGTGTTTTTGCGGCGGGCCGGGGTCATCGCTCGCCGCTCCAGGAGGCGGGCGAGGTTGGGGCGTTTCCGGGACCGGTTCCGGGTTGCCCGCATCCTGGGGGCGACGTAGATGCCGTGAGGGGTGAGCCCGATCCGCATCCGAAACCACTGCCGGCCGATGTGGCTGATCCGGTGCCGGGCGAACGTCTCGGCGTCCCGGCGGATCGGTTCGGCTGCCTGCCGGATCTGCTGGTGGATGTCGTCACGGATCCGCTTCTCTGTTTTCGCGAGATCGCGTTGCAACGCCGTGAACCCCTTCACTCGTAGAGTCGCCGGCTGCTGCTGACGCGCCCGCATCAGTTGGGGATCCCGTGCAGGCCGTCGAACAGCCGGACACAGTCGAGCAGCTGGGTGGGGGTGAGGTCGTTCATGCCGGCTGGGGTGACCCCGAAGTAGCCGAGACGGGGGTCCCAACCGGCCCCGAGTTCCTGCTCGAACTGGTTCCAGAAATGCTGCTGTTCCCGTTCGAGCTTTCCTGTGGGGGGCCGGCGGCATCACCCTCTTCCGGGTCGGGCTCGAGGTGAAGCCGGACGGTGGTGCCCTCCTCCAAGCTGAAGGGCGCATCGAGGAACCGCTCGAACGTTGCCTGCAGCTCGCTTTCCTGGATGCGGCCGGCGCGGCGCAACACGATCAACGCCAGCACCGCGAACAACACCGGATCACTCCCCTCGAGCCCGTCTTTCAACGTCAGCGGGAGGTAGTTGGCGTACCGTTTCAGGTAGCCCCATTCCCGGTAGGTGAACGGCTCCGCCTCCGCGTCCAACGGGTACTCACCGTCCCACGGGGCGACTCCCTGAATCGTCAACGTGTCCACGAGCTAGGGGGCGGTGACGAACGCGAGCCCGGCCGCGTCACCGGCAGTAAACGTTGCCTCGAACGTGTCCGCCTCACCCCGAGTGGCACCAGGGCTGTACGTCAGCAACTGCACGTTCCCGCGCAGCTCCGGATTCGTGGCGGACACGGGGGTGGTCTGGTCGGGGCGCCACGCGAACGCAACAACCTCCCGGTTTTTGTGGATCGGGTACAGGGTTGCGTGCACCTCACCTGTCCCATAGCTCCCGTAGAACTCGACGGTCACTTCTTGTTCTGTTTCGCCGGCCAGGAACTCTTTCGAGCCGGTCGCGTTGAACCCGCTTACGTCGACCCGCTCATGCTCCGACCCGAACTTCACCGACCTGGAAAAATTGCTGAGGTCGATCGTCTTGACCAGCACCGAGTCTTTGAGCGCGATTCGTTTCGGCATCCCTCCTCCTCCTTAGGTTGGGGTTACTCCCAGTTGCCATTCGCAACTGATCATCCGGCCGGTCGCCTCACCCGGGTCCTCCTGCACCTCCGTGTAACCGCTGACGCCGTCCTCGGTCACCCAGACCGACTGAGCCACACCACCCAGCGACTGGTCGACCGTCAAAGCGGTTTCGACGCTC